TAACTGGCAAACTGCCGGATCTGTACCTGCTGCACCATTTGTCCAAGCTGGATTTGTACCACCAATAGCATCTGTTGCAAACATTGCGTTCCACAATACGCTTTCTTCTGCACTAACTATTGTAGCGTTGTCATATGGACGCATATAGGTAGTAAAGTTAAAATCTACTGGATTAAGTGCAGTGTTAAAAGTACGCTGACCACGAATAGGTGCTGCACCTGTTTCATTAACAGCAATAGTTTCTACGGCAGTAGTTTGGCTAAAGCTTAGGTCATCTAATACTTGGATCTCAAATGTGGTATCAACAGTGTGGCCTGTAGTATTAATTTTACCTATATTTGGCGCTGCTGTGTCAACATTAGTAGTAAAGTATACTTTACTATTACGTAATAAATTAACTGACATATTTTTTCCCTTTAGTTAAAGGTATTTGTCCAGCTGTTACGAGATGTTTATCTGTATTTGGCTGTTCAAAATACGGTTGCTTACATGATCTGATAACGAACTTGTAAGTTAATCTCGCCAACTGCATAGGGAGCTAATAGGCCCTCATCCGTAGTTATTGAGTCTATTAAAATTTCTGTGGTTTCATGGTTGTTGTCTGTATCGTATACTAGTCGTCTGTTTAAGTCTATGCAAGTTTCTAAATCTGCAAGCAATTGTTCTAGTTGCTCTTGTGCATCTTCTTCGCTTTTACAGTAGACTTTAACACATACTCGTAGTAATCCCCAGGTAAAATCACTAGGAAGATAGTCGCGAGTTTCTGTGCCAGGACTTAAATAAACGCTGGGAAAATCTTGTATTTCATCCCAAAACTTTAGTTTGGCAAAACTGTTGCTGCTTAGGTTAGTTATATATGGTGGATAACCATCTATAACCTTAAACTTCTCGGCAAGGGCCGCTACAATCTTTGCTCGTTTGCTCATACTAGTACGGCCCTTAATCTTGAAATCTTTAGTTGTTGTGCTACTTCGCGTATTGACTTGGAGATCAATGTTTTAGGATCTCTGCTACGAGGATATTGTTGCTTGCCGCCTTGACTAAACGTAGCATATGGGTTACGCATGTAATTATAGAATGCAGTTACAGTACCTTCACGACTTTGCGTTAGTCGTTCTACTTGTACACTTTCTGCAAATCTGCCACTACGTAGATTGAGTATATCTTTACGAGTTCCAGTACCCATATTTTGTTTCACAGTTTGAACAAGATTGATATTCAATAAATTTTGCAAACTTAACAAGTCTACTTCTTGCTGCAACTTTTGTTCTTGTACTGTTTTGCTCTTGGGTATTCTAGTAGCTTTTGATTTTAAGGTTGTAGTAGGTAATTTTACTTTTTTAACTGCACCTTTATTAAGGTTTAATTTAACTATATTCTCTGCTGTAACAGAAGCTTCTGCTTTCTTACTAGTAGCTTTACTACTAGTTTTAAACTTGCCTGTTTTTAATAATTCTACAAAACCCGTTTCTAGCGATTGAATAAGTGTTGGTGAAAACTTTAAGCCAGTTACTAGTCTGCGTATATTGTCTGCACTTAGCACACGATCTATTAAACTATTTCGTAGTTTTCTGTAAGTAGTACCAAATAAATTTTGTATAATTTGATCTGCTGCTTTTGTTTCACCTTCTAGTATAGTTTTATTAGTCTTAACTGTCATTGGCACAACTACTGCTAGTTGAGCTTGCATAAGAGTTTTTATTTGCGGTGAAACTTGTTTAGAAAATTGTACACTGTAGTTTACTTGTCCACTAGTATTTACAAAACCATTTATAATATCTGTGCCATTTTGTGGCTCGCTAGATTGAGCTGCTAACAACATTATTTGCTGTATCCAGGGACTTATAAAACCAACTATTTCAACTGCTCCGGTTTCTGGATCTGTACTTTTAGCACCTGTGTGACCAAATACAACAATTTCACCTATTGTAAATGCGCGATTAATATCAGCAGCAGGTGTATTTTTATTAATCTTTGATTTATCTGTACTTTTTTCTGCTAAAAATATACCGCTATCGCTAAAACTTTTTCTAATTATTGGCGTAAGTACATTGTTCACTGCGCTACGCAGTGTGGCAAAAGTAGCACCAAGAAATATTTCTTGTGTAGATTTGTTAAAGTTTTCTACTATGCTACCAGCATTTTTTAATTTGCAGGGAGTTTTTCTTGCAAATTCTGTTCTAATAGCTCTGCCTGCAGCTGTAACTCTATATCTTGCTTTGCCAGTAGCTGCTGCATCACCCGCTTGTATGCCTGGCATAAATGCGGCTAGACCACTATTAAGACTATTAAAAGCTCTGCTAACAATATCACTAAACTCTTCTAGCGTATGTTGTTTTGTAGCTATTTTACTAGTTATCTGGTTTATATCTATTTGTGGTGGTCTATAAGAATTTAGCAGTGATTGTAATTCACTTTCAAAATCCAGATCATCACGGCGTATGCCACCAGCTAAACTTTCTATAAATTGTCTAGTGCTGCTCTCTGGATTACGTAATTCTTGTACAAACTCTTGACATGCCTGCTGGTAAACTTGTGTATCTAATACTATTAGTGCAGGGGTTGCATTTTCTATTACATCGCGCAAGTCATCATTGGCTTTACGCAAAAATTCATTTATTTTAGCCTGCGATGTTTTTGGCAGTTTAGTAGCTTTTCTATAGCCACTTATAAATGATAGGAACTGCCCTGCATCCATTACGCATAGTCCGCAACATATTGATCAAGCACACGTTTAATATGTGCTGGAAAGTTTGTGGTAGCTACATATTGTATTTGTGTTACGTTCGGGGTAACATCTCTATTAACATGCACGGCACTGTTATTTTTGCTATAGTACTCTACAAGATCCATAGCTGCAAGTTTTAAATCTTCTGGTGTTTCTTCATAACCAGCCAAATAAGTAACTTGATAGCCGCGTATATATTCAGCAAATACTGGATCCTTTATACTACGTATAGCGTTGCCGTCTAGTACCCAGTCTACATATTGATTTATTAGTGTGTAGTTTTGACCATAGTCTGTGCTACGCTCTACGTATAAGATTTCTCTAACAGGTGTTTCTGAGAGAATTAGTGTATCGTAGCCGCCGTTAAATAGCTCCAGCTTAGGATCGTCATAGTTGTCTATAAAACTTCTGCGGCAATAAGTTTTTATAAGACTACTAACTTTAGGAATAAGTAGATCAATTTCTTGATCCTTATTACTACTAGTAATTCCTAAGTAATTCTTATACTCATTTCTAGTAATTAAGTCAGCCATATAAAAACTCCATGTGTCTCTAAAACCTAACTTATTAGGCTTTAGAGACAGGACTCTTGCGAATCCTGTCTATATAACTAATTAAGCTACGTAACGAACTGTTGCAACACCTTGACCATCAGCTGTTGATAGTTGTGTCATACCAATACGCATACTAGCTACTAGGATACTACGCTGTTCAGCGATAATATCGTCACTGTCAACACGCATACCACGATGTGTTCCAGCTAGGAAGTTCATTGGGTTAACGATAACAGCAGCGGCACCACCTGCAGCAGCAGCGTCAAAACTTGCGCTAACAACTACTGGTGTATTACCAACGCTACCAACTTGTCCTGTTAGGATTGTAGCAGCTGGACCAGCTTTATCTACTGTTAAGAAGTTTGTATCTTCTAATAGCTCATAGTAAGCCTGTGTGCTTACAAATAGTACTAGTTCGCTAGGATTTAGACCCCAAGCACCTAGTGCCTTACGAGCTGCCATTGCTTTAGCAACTGTAAATTTAGCTGCATCACTAATATCTAGTGTACCGCCAACGTTACCAGCAACTGGATCATAGCTAGCTAAACCTTTAACTAGTGCAGCGATCTGACCACTTGTGCTACCAGCACCTGTACCGTCACCTAATAGCATGGCTTTGTCTAGTGTTTTAGCCATACGACGTGCCATTGCATCACGTACTAGTGGTAGAATAGGAAGAATGCTATCTTCATCTTCTTCAAATGCGATAAACTCTTTTGTTGCTAGTTTATATGCACTTAGTGTGATTTCGTTAATGGTATGTGTACGCTGTGTACCGCTGCTAGCACTTGTACCAAAATCAGTACCAGCAACCCATGTTGCGTTTGTACCTGTATCTGGGTTTACAGGAATCTTCATAACTGGTTGAGCCATAGCAATGCTACGAATAACTGGGCTAACAACTAGTTGACGACGCATTTCATTTTGAATGGTTGTGCTAACTTCTTCTTCCCAGCGCTCATGTGGTAGGCGGAAAGCGCCACCAAATGTAGCAGCTTTTTCTACTAGTGCCTTACCAAACTTGGTGTCAGCAATGCCTTTACGCATAATCTTGGCTAGTAGAACTGCCTTTTCTTTGTCACCATAAGCTACGTCGCCTTCTTTTGGCTCACTAAACTGCATACGGCTACGCTGTAGTGCATCTAGCTCAACGCTCTTGCTTTGTAGTTGCTCTAGCTCTTTGGCCTTTTCTTTGATAGCAGCTTCTAGGCTTTCAATCGCACTCTTGTGCTCGTTAGCCTGATCTTCTAGGCGCTTTTCA